AAATGGCAAGAAGAATGGATAACTGACCCTGAAACTTTTGTAAGACAAGAAATGGGTGGTGTTAAAGAAGGTTCTATGATAAAGTATCCTTTTTCTGAATCTAATACACAAAATTTATCAGAAAAACAAATTAATAAATTTATAAAGTTAGCTAGAAAACCTGATATGTCAAGAAGTAAAATGAAAAAAGAAGGTTTTATTGATGAATACAATGCTTATTTAAAATATAAAGATGACATGACTAAAGAATTTGATAGATTAGTTATACAAGAAGATTTGCCATATGATTATAAACATGGAGAATTTCAAAGGTCTCTTGATGAAGAAAAAACTAATTGGTTTCAAGATTTAGAAAAAATTGCAGAACAAAAACCTGATAAAGCTAACTATGGATTTACTCCTGCAGGAGAACAAGAAAGCATTGCAGGTAGATATTTTCATGAATTTAATGTTGATACTTTTGAAACAGCTTTTAGAAATTCTCAAGGTAAGCTGGGAAAATTTTTTGAACAAGTAGAAATAAGTCCTACAATGACTAAAAATATAGAAAACGTAGCTGTTCACGAACTTCAACATTATACTACTAAAGGAAATAAAGAAATTCCTCATGTAGTTAAAAAATTAATAAACAGTTTAAAAAAGGGAAATAAAAAAGAACTAATAAAAGTTTGGAAAAAAGAAAAGTTTTATGGACAGGGTGATAAAGGGTTTGTTAAAGCTTCAAAAGCAACAGATAAAGAAATAGAAAATGCAATAGACTATTTTTCATCTAATACTGAAATACAAGCTAGGCTTCAACAAATAAGATTTAATTTAAATGTAAAGCCAGGAGAAAGCATAAAATCATTACAAGGATTTAAAGCTGGTGCAAATAGCAATCATTGGTTAAATGATAGAGCTTCTAAATCAGCTTTAAAAGAATTAAAACAAGTAATGAGTGAAGAAAATATTTTAAAAGCATTAAATAGTCTTCCAGCTATTGTACCATTAACTGCTGAAGAAGAATTATTTAACGAATGGAATGAAAACTTATTTTAAAGGAATAATATGATACCAACAAAAAGGAAGATGAAAAGAAACGAACTAATAAAAAGAGTTCAAGCTTTAGAATTTGTATTGTCAAAAGTAATTAATTCACAAAGAAATTTAGAATTAGTTATAGATTATTATATTGAAATGAATAAAGATGTTAAAAAGTTTGAAAAATTTCTAGATAAAAAAACGGAAAATGCAGAAACCTCCGAACCTAAGTCTAAATAATATAACTAAAGCTGAAGAAGTATTTCAATTAGCTAGTAAAGATTTAATATCATTTGGTAAATTATTTTTACCTGATGACTTTATGCGTAGCGAAACTCCTCCTTTTCATTATGAAGTAGCAGATAATATAGATGACCCTAAAGTAAAGCAACTCGCAATAATACTTCCCAGAGGTCATGGTAAGACAGTATTGACCAAAGCGTCTATATTGAAAGACTTTCTATTTTGCCCAAAAGATGATATGCATTTTTATGCTTGGGTATCTGCTACTCAAAAATTATCTGTTGGTAATATGGATTATATTAAATATCATCTTGAATATAATGATAAAATAAAATATTATTTTGGTTCAGTAAAAGGTAGTAAGTGGACAGAAGAAGATATTGAGTTAGCTAACGGATGTAAATTAATTAGTAAATCAAATGTTTCAGGTATTCGTGGTGGAGCTAAACTACATAAAAGATATGACCTTATAATATTAGATGATTTTGAACATGAAGCTAATACAATTACTAGAGATGCTAGAGACAAGAATGCTACTTTAGTTACTGCTGTTGTTTATCCTGCCTTAGAACCTCATACTGGTAGGTTGCGTGTTAATGGAACTCCAGTCCACCACGATTCTTTTATTAACAATTTACTTATTAATTATAGTCGAGCTAAGAAAGCTAAAAAAGATTTTGCTTGGAAAATAATAACATATAAAGCTATTACAAAAAAAGGAAATGCATTGTGGACAAGTTTTTTTCCAAAAACAAAATTAGAAGAAAAGAAAAAGTTTTATTCGGATTCTGGAAAACCACAAAAATTTTATCAAGAATATATGATGGAGGTACAAAGCCTTGAAGATTCATTATGGACAAGAGAACATATTAAGTATTGGGAGGGAAGGTATGAGTACGATGTGGAAGAAAGTCAAAATTACTTGGTTATTGATGGAGAAAAATTTCCTGTTAATACCTTTGTTGGTTGTGACCCTGCCACAGATATTGATACTAAGGAGTCTGATTTTTCTGTTATCATGGCTATTGCGATTGACTCAGAAAATAATTTATATGCTTTAGAATATGAAAGACATAGAAGTATACCAACAGTAGGACAAAAATCTGATAGTGGAGAAGTCATTGGTAAAAAAGGAGTAGTCGATTATATTATGGATATGCATGAAAAATATCATTGTGTATCTAGTACTGTTGAAGATGTAGCTATGAATAGAAGTGTATTTCAATCATTAAACTCAGAAAGAAGACGTTTAAATAAGTTTAGTATAGCAGTTATACCAGAGAAACCAGGCGGAAGACAAAAGATTAATCGTATATATAGTGGTCTTTCAGGCAGGTTTAGTACAGGAACAGTACATTTGCGAGAAAATATGTTTGATTTAATTAACGAAGTGATTACATTTGGCCCTAGAATGGCTCATGATGATACCATAGAGACTCTTTATTATGCTCAAATGCACGCATTCCCGCCTGATTTGAGAAAAGATAAACGTAACAGGACTTGGTACAAACCAAAAAAGAAAGCGAAAAATTGGATAGTAGCATAATAATAACAGGAGAATAAAATGCCTAAAGGTTCAGGAAAAAAGAAAAAAAAATATGGGACTGGTTTAATCGGTCAATTAAAAAAAAGCAGAGATGAGCGTAAAGCTGCAAAAAGTAAAAGTTTTCAAGGCAAAGGGCCAGGGAAAACAGTTAAGAAAAAAAGTTCTTTAATGGAAAAAATAAATCCATTTGATAAAGAAAGTAAAGCTCGAAGAGCATCTAAAAAAAGAACTAAGTCTGGTAAAAAAGCTGTTAAAGCTGGTGAAAAAATGTTAGCTGGTAAAAAAGCTAAAGGTACTGGAATGATGAGCACTGGTAAATCTAGAGCTAAAGCAATAGGAGCTAAAGCTGGAACTAAAGTTCGTAGAGGAGCTGTTAAAACAAAATCTACTAAAGGTGGAGATTTCGTTAAGTACGAAAAGAAATCAAAAGCAGCTGGTAGTTTTCGTTCAGCATTTAAATCAAGTTGTTCTGGAGGAGCTAAGTCTTTTACTTGGGATGGTAGAAGTTATAGTTGTGCAAAAGCAGGCCCAAAGAAAGCTAAAAAACCTATAATGAAGGGTGGAGCTAAAGGTTCAGCTGAGTATGGTAGTTAATGATTAGCATTAATCAAATGAAATCTTTGATTGAGAGTACTTGTTCAAAATTAGGAGATAAGTACTCAAGTCCTGAAGCTGTTGATTTAGTTTTAGCAACTGGTATTGTAGAATCAAGGTATGAGTATATTAAACAAATGGGAGATGGGCCAGCTCGTTCGTTCTGGCAAGTAGAACCAGCGACCGCTGTAGATACTCTAGCTCATTTCTTAGTTCATAGAAGTTCTTTAATGCAAAAATGTGCAGAAGCTACTTTAGTTGATTTAAAATATTGGCAAACATATGATGAAAATGTATGGGCTGAAATATTAGAAAAAAATATTGCAGCTGGAATTGTTCATGCAAGATTAAAGTATTGGAGAGTTCCTAAAAAAATGCCTAGTAGTTTAGAAGGTCAAGCAGATTATTGGAAAAAATATTACAATAGTGAAAGTGGTGCTGGTAGTCCAGAACATTTTATTGAATTAGTTAAAAAATATTTAAGGTAATAAAATGGCTAGAATGACAAACAAAAAGAGAGCTCAAACAAATAAACAACTTTGGGAAAAAGCAAATTCTTCTCATAGGCAAAGATGGCAAGTATTAAGTCAAAAAGGATATGACTTTTATTTAAATGAACAGCTTACAAAAGAAGAAGTTGATAATCTTAATGAGGCGGGAATGCCTACTTTTACTATTAATAGAATAACTCCTATTGTAGAAATTATGAAATATTTTGTTACTGCTAATAATCCTAGATGGAAAGCAGTTGGAGCTACTGGTGACGATGTAGATGTTGCTCAAGTTCATTCCGATATAGCAGATTATTGTTGGTATCATTCAAACGGTAAATCAATATATAGTCAAGTAGTATTAGATAGTCTTACAAAAGGTATAGGCTATTTTATGATAGATGTTGATAGAGATGCTGATAGAGGAATGGGAGAAGTTGAATTTAAAAGAATTGACCCTTACGATGTATATGTAGACCCTGCTAGTAGAGACTTTTTATTTAGAGATGCTAATTTTATTTCAGTAAGAAAAAATGTATCTAAAAGTCAACTAATGAATTTATTTCCTGAATTTTCTCGTAAAATTAAAAATGTATCAGGTGGGTCTGATAATATGAGTTATTCTCAAAGACCATCTACAGATTATCAATCTATACAACCAGAAGATATTACAATGGGTGTAAATATAGAAGCTGAAGATGATAGTATTATACCTTATTATGAAACTTATTCAAAAAAGAAACATGCTTATAGAAATGTATTTATAAAAGTTCTTCCATCTCCTGTAGAAATGCAATCTATTAGAGATGAAGTTGAAATGCAATTAGCTGATTTTGAACAAGAAGTTCAAGTACAATTAAAAGAAAAAACTTTACAAATTCAAGAAACTTTAGAATCTGGAGAAATAATAGCTGAAAGAGCTGAGATTGAAATAGACAGAGCTGTTAAAATGACAAAGCAAGGCATTGAAGAAAAAAGAATGCAATTGCTTTCAGAAGCTCAAGATTCCGCTACAATTATTGACCAACAAATTATGACAGAAGAAAGTTTTCAAGTCCTTGAAAAAGGAGAAGAAATGAAAAGTCAAATTATTGAAGCTATAAAGTTTTATGAAAATAGAGTTCATTTAACTTGTACAGTTGGTGATGATATTTTTTTATATGATAGAGTTCTTCCAGTTTCAGAATATCCAATTGTACCAGTTTCTTATATGTATACTGGCACTCCATATCCAATGAGTGCTGTAACTCCATTAATTGGAAAACAACAAGAAATAAATAAAGCTCATCAAATTATGCTACATAATGCAAACCTAGCTTCTAATCTTAGATGGATGTATGAAGAAGGTTCTGTACCAGAAGAAGAATGGGAAAAATATTCATCTTCGCCAGGAGCTTTATTAAAGTATCGTCAAGGATTTGCTCCTCCAAGTCCTATACAACCAGCTCCTATTAATAATGCATTTTATACTATTACTCAAGAAGGTAAGGGAGATGCGGAATATATAGCAGGTGTTCCTTCAGCTATGATGGGATTTACTCAACAACAATCTGAAACATATAGAGGATTGCTTGCTAATGATGAGTTTGGTACTCGTAGATTAAAAGCTTGGATGGGAAGTATTGTAGAACCTGCTTTAGAACATTTAGGTAGATGTTTTCAAATGATGGCTCAATCTCATTATTCAGTAGAAAAAGTATTTAGAATTGTTCAACCAGAAGCTGGTCAACAACCAGATGAAGAAAAAGATGTAAGAATTAATATTCCTATTTATAATGATTATGGTAAAGCTATTTCAGTTTATAAAGATTATGCATCTGCTAGATTTGATATAAGAATTATAGCTGGAGCTACAATGCCAATTAATAGATGGGCATTATTAGAAGAATATTTTAGATGGTTTCAATCTGGATTAATTGACGATGTTGCTATGATAGCTGAAACTGATATAAGAAATAAAGATAAAATTATTGAAAGAAAATCAATGTACTCTCAGCTTCAAGGACAACTTTCTTCATTAGAAGAAGCTATGAAAGATAAAGATGGAACTATTGAAACTTTACAACGTCAATTAGTACAAGCTGGTATAAAAATGCAAGTTGGAGATGCAACTAATGAAGTTAGAAAAGATGTTTTAGAAACAGAGGCTCAGCAAAAATTACTTAGAGGTATGTTAAAAGCTGAGTTTAATATGATGAAAAAAGATATGCAACAATCAATGAAATCTGAATCATCTGATAAAAAAGAAGTAGCAGAATAAATATAAAACATTAGTTGTTTTTATAATTATCTTTG